AGTTTTTGGTCTGTGTTTGATGTAAAAATATCACAGGCAACATTTAATCTAAACGGAGATGGCATTACTTTTTCCACTGTGTAACCAGCACCCAGTTTATCTGTATATTCTCCAGTGGCTTCATCATACTGTCTTTCTTTTAAATGTTGTTTTTCAATATGATACGGATTTTGCATTCTTTCTCTGTCATAATCTAGAGATGTTACGTAAGCACTCATTCTTGGCGCATACTGCAAGGCATTTTCTGAATTGTTTCTAATGATGTTTGCAACTTGCCTTGTGAGATCTCCGTACATCACTGGCACTGCTCTAAGTTTTATTTCGCCAGTGGCATCTTTTCCTGTCTCCACATTAAAATTACTTAAAATTCTTATAAATTGTGTAAGGAATTTTCTAATCTGTCCTTCGTAAAAATGTAGCATTAATTGTCAGCCTTCGGTTTCAATGCATCTGTTAGTGCTTGTCTTTGTTCAACTGTCAAACCGTTAATAGTTGTTGTGTTTGATTGGTTGATAAATTTAGTTTTGTAATTAGCTCTTGTGTCATTGTTAGTTTTGGTTAATCTCACATTGTCTTCAATTTTTACCCATCTAAGACCATCGTATCTAAACAATCTGTTAGGTAAGAAATCTGTTCTCAAGAAATAGTCACCTTTGTCAACATTGCTGTTAGGAAAACTTGTACCAAAACCTGCAGGGTAGCCATTTGGTGGAATACCATCACCGTCAACATAAAAACCATAGTGCGATGCCGCTGGTGTGTCTATCACAGAGTTAACAGTTTGGTCTCCACTAACACTACTTAAAGTGTCATTTACAGTGTCGTGTCTAATTAAACCTCTTTCATCAACTGGTGCCACATAATACTGTTTGTAATTAAATCCTGATTTAGGTGCATCTTGTTCGGCCTGTGCTACCACTTGATCGTTAATTTCTTTTTCTTTGTTAAAAGTACTCATGTAACTCGCTAAAGAACCTGTTGAGTCAGCATCTCCAATAATATCTCTGAATTCCTGTGAATCCACTAGAGTTTTAAGTTTGACTCTTAAAAGATGTGGCCACCAAGTTTGAGAAAATCCTTCTGCGGCTCTGTTCACATCTTCAACCACATAGTACCTTTTTAAGGCAATTGGTATACTGGCATCTAAACTGTAATCCTCTTTCATGTGAGGAAATTCAATTACATCTCCTGACATAATTTTTCTACCTATTCTCTCAACACAGTCGTTAAGGTGCACAGTTAAAAACAGCGTATCGTTTTGTAAAAACATGCCAAACTGGCTCAAATTGAAGTCAATATCTTGCACATTGTAAATGCCTCTGATTGTGTAAATGTCATCAGCATATTTTCTGTCTCTGTTTTCTAAAAATAAAAGATCTTGTATGGTTCTTTCACTGGTCTCACTTGGTGCATAATTGGGTTGAGTTGGCGATGCCGCACCGTCTTTGTTTGTATCACCCTGTCTGTGCGGTCCTAGGTATTTGTGTAAGTGTAAATCCGTACCTCCAACAGTGAACATCTCTTTGATGTTGCGATCAAAAAACTTGTAGTCATTGCCTTTTTCAGGCTTAAAAATTGATAGTCTAGGCATTACACATATTTATTGTTAGGGCAAAGGCAATAAATATCACTATGTCAGAACTACAAACCATGCAACAAGAAGTGTTTGACTATGTCAAAAACAACCTAGGTGAAGGTATGATCGAGGTTGAACTTGATCCTAAACACTACGAAACTGCCCTAGAAAGAGCAATAAACAGATACAGACAAAAATCATCAAATGCTGTGGAAGAATCCTATGCTTTTTTGACTCTGACAGAAAATCAAAACAAATACATTTTACCTGATGAAATTATCAACGTGAGAAAATTGTTTAGAAGAACAGTGGGATCACGAACAGAAGGCGGAGAAGGTGGAACTTTGTTTGAACCATTTAACCTGGCTTATACCAACACTTACCTACTTAGAGCAGGTGCCACAGGCGGTCTTGCAACCTATTATGCTTTTGCAAGTTATCAAGAATTAGTGGGCAAACTGTTTGGATCTTTTATTCAGTTTCATTTTGATGTGGCCACAAAGCAACTGACAATCACACAAAGACCCAGAGCAACCAACGAAACTATTCTGATGCACACAGACAATTTTAGACCTGATATCACTCTGTTAAAAGATATCTACTCAAAACCATGGATCAGAGACTATACACTGGCAGTATGTAAAACCATGCTGGGTGAAGCAAGAGGAAAATTTAACACCATTGCTGGACCACAGGGCGGAACAACTCTAAACGGTGACCAACTAAAACAACAAGGCTTTGCTGAAATGGAAAGACTTGATGCAGATATTGGAAACTTTGCAGAAGGTGGCACACCTCATAGTTTTGTTATAGGTTAATTCAATCTACTAATATAATAAGTACAATTGTTAAACAGGCAAACAAAAGGCAAAAATTATGGCACAAAAGAAATACTTCAAAACTCTATCCAAATTATCTTACACACAACTAAAACAATTGACAACAGCATTTGAAATCCTGTTAAAAGCAGGACCCAATTGGCGTATCACATATCATATGTTAAATGCTGTAAGAGAAATCAAGAAAGAACTTGAAAAAAGAATAAAAAACTGTTAAACTACTAAAACTTATGTTGATAGGTTTAGTAGGACTAATAGGCTCTGGCAAAGACACAGTGGCTAATAGGCTGGTGTCTCACCATGGCTTTATTCAGGATTCATTTGCAAAAAGTTTAAAAGATGCTGTTTCAAACATTTTTGGGTGGAGTAGAGAAATGCTAGAAGGTGACACTAAAGAATCCAGAGCATGGAGAGAACAGCCTGATAAATTTTGGAGTAATAAATTTGGAAAACCCACAACTCCAAGATGGGTACTTCAATATTTTGGCACAGAAGTCTGTAGAGGTAATATGCTTGATAGTATTTGGGTCGACTCCTGTATGGCAAGATATGCTGGCAAAAACACTGTGATATCAGATACAAGATTTGTAAACGAAATAAAACAGATTAGAGCACAAGGCGGTAAGATTGTGTTGGTGAAACGTACGACTATGCCTAACAAACAACAAATGATAGATTCAGGTGCTCATAGATCCGAATGGGATTGGATTGGCTGTGACTATGATTATGTGCTGGAAAACACAGACACAATCGAATCTCTACACAAACAGATCTATGATATGACTAATCATCTACTTCCAAATCACCAAGAGACCAACCGAGATTCTGCGTAGATTTTAAACGCTGACAGTTTGCACAAATTGTTTTGAGATTGTAAGCAGATGTGTTTGCTCTGTTTCCATCAACATGATAAACATCCATTTGTGCAGATGATGCTTGTTTAAAGCCGCACAATTCACATCTTTTTTTCTTTCTATATCCGGCTTTGTACCATTTGGCCGCATAACCTGTTTTGAGTTTGTTTTTCTTTCTAATGCATGTATCACATTGGCTTCGCCAATAGATAGTTTTGCCTTTTTTGTAGGCATACGCTCTAGGCTTGTTTCTACAGGTTTTGCACAAAGGTCTTTTCATTAGTTGTATTTACGTGCCCTATATAGGTACCTAAAATAGCCACAGTTATGACGTATTTTACCGTATTCACTATAAATAGCAATAACGAACCTTGCAAGGAGAACAAAACATATGGCAACATTAACTAGTCCAGGAGTAAACGTTTCAGTAATAGATGAAAGTTTCTACGTACCATCGGATGCAGGTACAACTCCACTTATTATAGTAGCATCTGGTCAAGACAAACAAAACGGAGCAGGTGACGGCACAGCGTCTGGTACACAGACAGCAAATGCTAACACAGCATACTTGATCTCATCACAAAGAGAATTAACAGAAACATTTGGTGATCCAAAATTTTATACGGATGCATCAGGTGGTGCAATCAACGGTTACGAACTAAACGAATATGGTTTACAAGCGGCTTACTCATTCCTTGGAGTTGCCAACAAAGCATATGTTTTAAGAGCCAATGTAAACATGACCGAATTAGTTGGATCAACTTCAGCACCAACCAATGCACCAAATGATGGAACTTACTGGTTTGATTTAGCAAGTTCATCTTATGGATTATTTGAATGGTCAAAAACTAATCAGTCATTTACAACAATTACACCTAAACTAATAACTTCAGTTACAAATCTAGTAGGCAATGTGTCTACTGGTATACCAAAAACAAGTTATGGATCAAACGGTGACTATGCAATTAATACCACTGCTGTTACTAATCCAATCTACTACAAAAACGATACAGGTAGTTGGGTACAAGTGGGTTCAACCAGTTGGCACACAAGTTGGCCAACAATTGAAGGAACAGCAACTTCAGGTACACTTGTAAACGGGCACACAATTGTGCTTAACGGCAAAACAGTTACTTTATCAGGCACAACCTTTGCCGCTTTGGCTACTTCAATCAATAACGCCAACGTCAACGGTGTTACTGCCGCAGTTGATGGTACAACAGGCAAAGTAGAAATCTACCATAACGGTACAAACTATGGTGATTCAGTGGGTGGTGCCAACACAATTGATTTAGAAAACGGTACAGGTACAATCTTA